TACTCAACCAGTTTATGAAACACTGAGTCCACTGAACATACAAGATCTGCTACTGCTGGAAAACAGAGATCGTGTGTATGATCCAGATATCTATGTCATGCGCGGTGTGTACAACACACAGGACGTGGACTTTGACCTGACTCAATTTGGTTTGTTTTTGAACAACGATACCTTGTTTATCACATTTCATTACAATGACATGATTGACTCTTTTGGTCGCAAGCTCATGAGTGGCGACGTGATTGAAGTTCCAAACTTGAAAGATTACAATCCATTAAATTCAGCACTGCCAGCTGCACTGCCCAAGTACTATGTGATTCAAGATGCTGCGTATGCTAGTGAAGGTTTTTCTGTTACTTGGTTGCCGCACTTGTGGCGGGTCAAGGCAACTCCTCTCACCGACGCACAAGAATACAATTCTATTACCAATAAACCGTTTGTGAGTGAACAAATCTGGGACAACGGTAACTACTATCCTGCTGGAAGTATTGTGAACTACGGCGATACTTATTATCAGGCCAAGATCAATACTCCAGCTGACATAGCCATCAACAATACCACTTACTGGCAAGAATACACACCGTCTACCATTGCAGATGTGCAAGGCACCCGCACCAAAGATACCGAAATCAATGATGCTATTCTTACTCAGGCTGATGTTGAAGTTCCATTGAGTGGCTACGACACCACCAAGTTCTACATTGTGCCAACACTGCTGAATGACCAGCCTGCACTGGCTGAAGGCGCTAGCTTGACAGCAGACAAAACAACCACAGTAGACGGCACACAAGGCGGTCAAGCCACTAGCCCACGAGCCGAAGGCTACACCCTGGGCTATCTCACAGGCAGCGACGACATTGCACCCAATGGATTACCTGTTACTCCAGGTGTGGCATTCCCTCCTAATCCTGTGGCTGGTGCGTATGTGTTGAGATTGGACTACAAGCCTAATCGCTTGTTTAGATATGACGGTGTTCGTTGGGTCAAAATTGAAGACGGGGTGCGTACCGATCTCAACAATGGACCAGACAACAAAACATTGCGTTCTAGCTTTGTGAACAACACAGCTACAGTTAACACTACTGATCGTGGCCCTATGCCAAGTCGTCAGAGTCTTAGTGAACTGCTCAAACCCAGAGCCGACAACGGCGGTTAATCATTATGGCACAACAATTTTTTTATGACGAACAAATTCGTCGTTTCCTGTTACAGTTTACCAGGATAGTTTCAAACTTCCAAATTGAATACGGACGTGAAGCCAATTCTGATCAAGCGGCTCTTTTGCGTGTGCCTGTTCGCTACGGTGACGCTAGCCGTAATGCACAAACAATTATTCAGGAAAATTCTGCCAACAGCATGCCCAGCACACCGCTGATGACATTTTATGTGTCAAGTTTGGATTATGATCGACCAAGAATGCAAGAACCTTACTTTGTGAGCAAGGTCAATGTTCGTCAACGCACCTACGATCAGGACACTGAGACCTACGAGACCACACAAGGCAACGCATTCACAATTGAACGGCTAATGCCTGTGCCTTACAAACTGGGTATCACCTTGGATATCTGGACCTCAAACACCAATCAAAAGATGCAGTTGTTGGAACAAATGCTTACCTTGTTCAACCCTAGCCTGGAAGTGCAATCCACTGACAATTATATTGACTGGACCAGCCTGAGTATAGTAGAATTAGACTCAGTACAATGGACATCAAGAACAATTCCCATGGGCACAGAAAATCCAATTGACATTGCCACTCTCAAATTCAGTCTTCCAATCTGGATCAGTTCACCTGCCAAGGTCAAGAAACTGGGTGTGATTGAGCGTGTGATTGCTAGCATGTATGATGCGCAAGGAGACCTACAAGATGCTGTGACCAACAATGATTTGCTGCTGGGCACCAGAGTCAAGGTCACGCCTTACAATTACAAAGTTGTGCTGATTGGTAACAAACTGCAATGCCTGCAAGAACGTGCTATTGTGGATCAGTCCAACAGCAGCCTCGTGCCACCTGATCTAGTGTCTACCAGCAACTTGCAGTGGCCAGCAGTGGTCAGTGTGTATGGTGTGTTGCGGCCAGGCATCAGTCAAATTAGATTGGAACAACCTGACGGCACTGAAGTGATTGGTACCATTGCCTTGGATCCCAACGATGAACGTTTTATGTTGTTTGATGCAGATCCTGATACCGTGCCTCAAAATACTCTAGCAGCAATTGACGCTGTGATCAACCCACAAGCCAGTGCTCCGCTAGACGGACTTGACAGTGCGCTGGAAGGACAACGATACCTACTGACTGAATCCACCGGCAGCGCTGACAATCAATACAATGCCACCGCTTGGGTTGGTGCTAATGGACGACCCTTGATAGCAGAAGCCAATGACATTGTTGAGTACTCCAGCAACTACTGGCAAGTGGTGTTCAATGCCAACACCATGCCAGCAGGACAATATGTCACAAATTTGACCACAGGTCTTCAGTACTACTGGACTGGTGAAATGTGGATCAAAAGCTACCAAGGTATCTATCCCGGTGGCGAATGGAGCATTGTTCTTTGAAAGCAGTGGGAGTTTGGTTTAGATCAAAAAGTACAGGTCGTTACTTGTATTTGATTCGCAATGACAACAAAAATCCTGGAGCCTGGGGCTTGCCCGGTGGCAAAATAGAAACTGGCGAAACACTCTTGGGTGGCATGGAGCGTGAGTGCATTGAAGAACTTGGCAGTTTTCCCACCTACGAAAGACTGGTGCCTTTGGAAAAGTTCACTAGTGCTGACAGTGCATTTGAATATCACACCTGGGTTTGTGTGGTGGCCAATGAGTTTACGCCTGTACTCAATCACGAACACCTGGGCTGGGCCTGGATAGATGCTGGCACATGGCCACGCCCCATGCATCCTGGACTGTGGAACACTGTGAATATTGAAGCAGTGCAAAGCAAAATCCTGTTGCTTGAACAGGATTTTGCAGCTCGTTAGGCCTGGCTTTCCTGGAACTGTACCTGGATCTCGCCGGTTGCATTGGCTGTTTGTAATGCAGTGATCTGAATTGCCAGCACTTCGGGACCGTTGGGATATGTTCCTGTTCCGGGAACTGCACTGGTACCAATTTGTTTAACTGAGCTCAGGTCCAGCAAACCAGAGTTTGTGGTTGAAATTGGAATAGCAAACAGTCGTTCGCCTCCGGCCAATTCTGTTGTGACAGCAGCCACGGTCATTGCCAGGTCAAAGGTTGGAGTTGTCTGGCCCAGCGCATTGCCAAGAATCTTCAAGGTATCTCCAACTGAATAACCTGTACCAGCAGCTTGCACAGTGATTTGCACAGTGCTGTTGGTGTAGGTTGATCCTGAGCTGGTGAGTTGCACAGTTAGGTTGGCACCCGAACCCGAACTTGAAACATTGACTGGTGTCAGGTTTGCAAAGGTTTTTGAGGTGGTGGTCACAGCTTTAACGCCACTCTTGGTAAAGCCACCAGTTGCACCAAATACAGAACTGGTCAGGCCACCAGTGGTTTCACTGGTGTATCGCGGTGAAGTTGCAAACTCTGTAAAGCTAGGCTGAAATCCGCCGCCTAAGTTGTTGAGACCTGACCAAGAAGTGTTGGCACTGTCAATGTTGTTGGGATTCAAAATACCTTCAACCAGGTAGCGACCAGCTGTGATGTTGATCACCATCTCGGTCAATGACAACTGAGCGCGGTTGATCAGGTCGCGATCGCCCAGGGCGCCAATAATACTGTTTGACACACTGGGTGCAAGTCGCATGGCAAACACAGTTTGTTTGGCGCCAACTGTGGCAGGCAAACCGTAATTGCTTCGGTTGAATGTAAACTGATAGCCTTGGTCGTTGTCAAAACTACCGTCCATGATCACTGAACTACCCCAGTGGTTGACCACCGGAGTACAAGTGTTGGATATCAATATCACACCAGTATTGTCAGCATGGCTGGCAGCAGCGCTGGATGTAAAGCTGCGACTCTGACCTTCCACCCACTGAACAAATGTTGCCGCTCGAGTGCATCCTGTTAGATTGTTGCCTGTTTTGCCTGAATACTTGATCACTTCAGAATCAATCATCACAAACACAGGATAAGTTACACTGGCAGCAGGATAGTCTGTGGCGTCACGCAAGGTAATTGTGGTAACCGAAGCGTCAATGGCACCATCCAGGCTTGACACTGGAGTTTCGTTGATGGCTTCATATCGTGCAGGCAAGTTACCCGAACGCATGTATGCTTCATTGTTGCGGTTGTTGTTGGGAATACGGTGTCCCATTATGAAATCGCCATTTTGTCCGCGAACACCAAACTGAACATAACCAGCACCGTACCAGCTGTATTCAACCATCAACATCTGCATTTTGCTTGTGTCAATAGTGTATCCGCTGACTCCAGTGCCATCTAGTGGATCAATGTTGAAATTGGCCTGTCGAATACGTTGTTCGTTGCGCAGAGCCATTTTCACGCGGTTCTGATTGTTTATGCCACGGAACGGAGGAACCACAGTCATGCGGTTCTGATTCA